CCTATCGACAACGAAATCTGTGTAAAACAGATTTCATGAGCAGCCTCGAGCGCCTCATAACGAGGTTCGGTGCTGCTGGACCAGCCAGCTTCATGTGGGAACGGATACCGTTCTCATTTGTGACTGATTGGTGGCTCGATGTTGGTGGAGTATTGGAGTCGATGGATAACCTCCTTCGGGAGGATCCCATCGAAACAATCAACCTTAGTATGTCTAGGAAGTATTCATTCACTCTTGACACGTTTAGAGACGTGTATAGGACTGATTTGGATATTCTTGTCGACAGCTACAAGGTTGCCACAGCGACACATCAGGTATATGAAAGGGTTCCTCTACAGCGTGACCTTTATATAGGTCTCGCTGGTAGATTCGGAAAAAACCAAGGCGCGCTTTCGCTCGCCTTGCTTCGACGATTCATACGTTGACGATCTACTGTCAGAAACGTTAGTTAATCAGATAAAATCCATGAATGCTGATCTCACGATCAATACCATCGTGTTCGCCAAATCCTTCGATGAGAAGGATGGAAGCGAACGCCGTTCGACTGCACGCGGCATTAATACTGCCGATCTCCTGACTATCAAACGTCAGGATGCTATTGACTCCAAGACGAAGATCGCCCAAAAGCGCTTCCTCGTTCGAGTCGATCGTGAGGACATTGATCCCACTACGTCACAGAAGTATATTACTTCTGTGTACTTTGTGGTCTGTGTCCCAACTCTAGCAACACAAGCGCAGGTTGACAATGTTATTGCAACCTTCAAAGCGCTCGTTGCATCGAGTTCGCCGAACTACGTCGCGCAGGTGCTCAACTCAGAGTCGTAAGACTTCGAGAAGTTCCTGCTGTTTGTAAACAAACACAGTGTTATCATCTAACGATGATAACCTACCAAGATAGTGTATATACAAAATCATGAATAAAGTTATCATTACCGTTAGATCCTCACGTAAACAAGCCACGATTAATGTCGGGCTTCCCACAGATAGCGACTTCGTAGAATCGTCAGTGATGACGTTACTTGGAGTTGCTATAGCAAAAGCCAATGCCTGCTGCAAAGCAGGCGGCCTTGCCTACTGGGGTAAAGTATCCCTTATAAGGATAACTATAGTAGACGTAGAGGGAATACAGAGCGATCCCGAGCGTTACCACACAGTATGTGGACATATTGTCCATCTGTGCGATAATGTCTTAGAGTTGCTCGATCCGAAAAGCACTGGACGCCTAAAGACCAACATGTTCCACTGGCCCTCTATAGGTGCTAGTTTCACAGTTGATCTGGAATCGTGATACTGAATCGGGTTCATGGATATGACATCTAATATGCATGCTATAGAGCAAACATATGTGAGCCTGCTAACAGATGTAGGTTACCTTAGCGGTATTCCCACAATTAGTGGGGCTGCTTATGAGGGCCTTCAATGGTGCGTCAACGACGCACCTTTGTTAGACAAGCAACTATTAGCACACATCGAGATCGGGAGTGATTTTGATCACTCTTGGCCTAAATGGTTGCTACCCTTGCGTGACCGTTTTTGTCGTACGCGTAATGCGTGTGACCTACGGCTGTTAAGGCAGTTGCTTGTGTTCTGTTACAAAGCCGAACACATATTCACAGATGAAACCAAACAAAAAGCGATCGATAGCTGGTTACAGTGTAATTCTGACGTTGGCAGCTACTCTGGCGGGCTTGTTAGTGCCCAGCCTAGATTGGTTGCCAAGTGTCGTAAACACTGTACTTCAGTCCTCAGCCGTGGTAGATGGGATGAAATAATCCCGTCTCACGGACCTGGGGCTGTCTATGACAACAAACGCCAAAAGGGTGATTGGTCTAAATGGTTTACTACCATTGAAGCCTGTTACCCATATGGTGAGTTCTTCGGCCTGTCGAAGTTTTCACACTTCGATTATACCGATGGTTGTCATGAGATAAGCGACGACATTGTCGCGCGCTTAATAGCAGTACCCAAAGATGCACGCGGTCCACGCCTCATTTGCGTTCACCCAGCTGAGTCTATATGGATTCAGCAGGGCTTGCGCCGTGAGTTGGAACGTTGCATCGATGAGTACAGATCCCTCCGATACACGCGAGTATGGCCGAGAGGCCATATTCACTTCGACGATCAGACAGTAAATGGACAGCTAGCCCAAAAGGCTAGCTACGGCGGTTACTATGCTACGCTTGACCTTAAAGAGGCCAGCGATAGGCTAAGTGAACGTCTCGTCCAAGAACTGTTTGGTCGTTATTATCGGTGGTTTGGTTGTTGTAGAGCCAGTCATGTCGATACTGCGCCGAACAGGCGAGTACCGGCACATAGCTACGCTCCTATGGGGAACGCAACAACGTTCCCCGTTCAGAGCTTAGTTTTCTGGTCGATATGTGTAGCGACATTAGAAGACCTTGGGTTTCATCAACCCTGGGACTGCTATGTGTTTGG